CACTTCTACTTCAGGTGCGATTTCAGATTGTCTTATTTCAGTCATCTAAAATATCTCCTGTTGCTTGTTGCAGCGCTTCTTTAATATCTTCTTCTAAGGCACGAAGCGCCGTTAATTTGCCTAAAAGAAATCTGTATTCTTCCATGTTTGTTATGGCTCCAGCAGCCAATTGTTCGGTAATTTGTTCCTCCGTGTCGCGAATGCGTTTAAAAACGTATTCCGCTAACCGAACCGCGTCCATTAAATACCTCCGGGTCCACCTACTGGAGAGAATCCCGAAAGATTAGGTATATTCAAATTATTCTGTAATTGAGCGCGCAAAGTTTCCACATCTATTTCTGGTGCAGCGGCACCTATCAGTCCTTGTAATCCTTGTAATCCTTGTAAGCCTTGTAAGCCTTGTAATCCTTGTTCTCCTTCTAAACCTTGTAAACCTTGTAAGCCTTGTTCGCCTTCTAATCCTTGTAAGCCTTGTAATCCTTGTAATCCTTGTTCGCCTTCTAATCCTTGTAATCCTCTTATGCCTCTTTCTCCTCTTTCTCCTTGGGCGCCACGTAAGCGTGGATCATTTTGAATAGCGGTTTCCAAGGCTTCTTGAGTCATAAATTGACTCAAATCAGGGAGTTCACGCTCCTGTAACTTCTGAATCTGTGTCTGTAACGCACTCGGATCAAAAGTGGGGCGTTCCTGCAAAAGACTCAACTGTTCTTGAATGGCGCTCGGATCAAATCTAGGTGTGGGTTCACGGGTTTCCAAAGTCTGTAAACGTTCTTGTAAAGCCGTTGGATCAAATCCAGGCGTGGGTTCACGTGCTTCTAGCTGTTGCAAACGTTCTTGTAAACCCGTGGGATCAAATCCAAGCGTGGGTTCGCGGGTTTCCAAAGTCTGTAAACGTTTTTGTAAAGCCGTGGGATCAAAACCTGATACGGGTTCACGTGTTTCCAAAGTCTGTAAACGTTCTTGCAAACGCGTGGGGTCAAAACCAAGGGTGGGTTCACGGGTTTCTAAGGCTCGCAAACGTTCTTGTAAGGCACTAGGATCAAAAGCTTGCAAGGCACTAGCGTCGACACTAGGCGTGGGTTCGCGTGCTTCCAACGCACGTAACCGTTCTTGTAAGGCACTAGGATCGAAAGCTGGTGGCATAATGGCTTCATCCACGCTGGCCGTGACCGTTTCCGTAGGCGTCGTTAATGTTTCTGTAGCGCTGGCCTCAGTGGGTTTTTGAAAACCAGCTATCTGGCTTTCGAGTTCTTTAATACGATCCTGCAAACCCGTCATTTCACTGGTATCGCGGGGTCCCATCAATTCTTGAAAAAAGTTACGCATGGCATCCTCGTCAATGTCAAGTTGAGGAGGTTGCGGTTGCCTTCTGGGCGGTGGTCGGCCACGGAAGGGATCGGCGCCACGGCCAAAGCCAGGCATGCCACCACCCATGGGATAAAACCTCTCTGGTGGCCTCTGTGGACCAAACGGACCACCCGTGCGTCCGCCATAACGCGGAACTGGGGGGAGATCACCGCCATAGCCTCCGAAACTCGGAAAGCTCTGAAAGGGATTGTAAACAGATGGCCCGCCTACAAATAAATTAGGCGCTCGTGGTGCTTGAAAACGACGCGGGGATAAATCTTCTAAAGAAAAAGGTGTTGGCGCACGACGACCGCCTTCGTCCCCATCTCTGGGGGGAGGGGGGCGGCGTACTTGCCCCATGCCGCCTCGAGGCATGCCCATGCGGGGACCCATTCCGGGAGGGAACATGGGAAAACCGCCGAGTTGCATGCGAACGGGTAGCTGCGTTAGCGCCATTTAAAAAATACCTTCAAAATCGGTACCGCGGATGGCTGCTCCGCCACCCCTACTTTTACCTTTGCCCATGCCGGGCTTGGGTCCGCCGATCTTACCGAGATCTTTTATGGCGGCGTACTTTACCGTTCCTTGTTTTTTTACTTTGAACTTTCCTTTTTGTACTTTTGGGTCTTTTTGCATTGCTTTTACTCCGAGTTGATCGTCTTGCCTCGCTATAGGCTATCGCAGTTGCCTGCTTTTTTCCATAGCCTTCACGAATTAATTGCCTAATGTTAGCAGAAATTACCTTCTGCGAACTACCCTTTTTTAGCGGCACTTTTTTTGGCAGCTGTTTTTTTCTTGGCGGGGGCTTTCTTTGCAGCTGCTTTTTTTACTGTCGAACCCTTCGGACGACCACGTTTTTTAGGCGTTTCCGTCTTTACTTCAACCACCGGCTCAACCGCTGCGACGATGCCTTTGGCCGCGTCGGCTTCGACTTTTTTAATTGCCTGCATTTGGGCTTTCGCCACCGCACTCCGTTTTTCTCTTACCGAACTCATTTACCTTCCTCCTTTTCTATATCCATTTTTTTAAATTCTTCTTGCTGATCGAGACGATCCTGCGCGGTTTCGTTACGCATCTCGGCGATGTCTTCCATCACGTCCAGACGTTCGCGGGCAATCTCGTCGCGTTGTTGCATGTCCACCATATCGTATTTTTGTTTTTCTTCAAACTCCCTAGCCTTACGCTGCACGTCGGCTGACTTCACCGCAATCTCTTCGCGGCGTAGATCCACCAATGGATCTTCAGGGTCGGGCGGGGCAAAGTTGACATTCAGCTGCGCCATCAATTCGGCGATGACCTGGGCCACGCGGGTGGCCACCTGGGCCATCAATTGCTGTTGCAGTTCTGGATTTTGCATGGCCTGTTGCTGCATTTGCATCATTTGAGGATTCTGTTGGTTTTCCATATCGACCATCTGTGCTGCCTTAAATGAGATATGTTGGTAAATGTGGGCTTGAATGAGGCTCAATACCGGCGGATTCATCTGCGCCTGCGCCGTGTTATACAGCGACAAGTGGGAAGTGATGTGAGCGTCCTGATCCTGTTGCGGAAATGCCTGCGCGGGCTGCTGCAATATAAGACCGCCGTTTTCAGCGGCGGGATCCTGTGGTTGCGGCACCGGTGGCGGTGGCAAAATGGCGTCGATGTTCTCGACATTCATCGCCATATACATGCGCCGATAAGATTCCTGAATACCTTGCGGTCCGTGAATCTCGGGGTTGCTCTGCACCATCTGCATCAATTCTTGTGCCAACGCAATGCGTTGACTCATGGAAAAAATGTTGGGATCAGAGACGGGAACGATGTCAACGCGGGCGTCGAAATCAGCTTGTTTGATGGTTTGATCGCCATTTGCCGTCAAGTAAGGATACATCGGGGGCAGAGCTTCCGCAAAGATCTTAGCCAATAAATTAAATTCTAGTTTTTGTGCGTAATGCAGTCGTTTATGTATAGCAGACATCACCTGGGTACCGCGCTCTAATAAAGCAACTGTTGTACCAACCGGCGCTTCCTGGTTGCCTTGGCCGACCTGTAAATCGGCAATCGAGGCAAAACGTCTGCCCGCATCGACGAGGATGGCGAGCAGATTCAGTAAGGTTGCACTCGGTTCCTTGAACGGCAACGACACAAAGGCGTCGCGTAAAGAACCGCCGGGCGCGTCCATGTCACGGAACTCACCGGGTTGCAATGGCTGGTCGTCGTTGCGGATACGAATGCCGCGGGCCTTGAAGCCGGCGGGTAGGTTGGCCAGCGTCCCCGCGTCAATAAGCTGACGCAATATGGAAGTGGCCGAACGCGACAGACTGCCGATCATGTGCGTCAAGCCGAAACCGTAAAAGCCGAGTCCAGGCAGAAATTTGTAATGCACGAAATACTGTATCTTTTGTTTGAGAGGGTCTTCAGGGCGCCAATTACGTCGAATCGATAGTATTGCATTATTTCGAGGAGAGAGAGTGATGATGTAGGGTAGCTTAATCCCGGTTTCATTACCTTCTGCATCGACGTCCTCGTAACCCTGAAGATTTAAGTCGGTGTGAATTTCATAAATACGACATTCTCCGGTCGAGGAGTAGGAAGGCTCTTCGCCTTGTAGGCGATCGATTTCTTCCTGGATGTCGTCGGCTGAGTAATCGCTACCGCCGCGCATCTCGGTGAGCGGCACATCGCGATAAAAACCATTCTGTTGTAATTTACGCACGTCGTTGATGGCCATGTCCAGCATGTGCGTAATGCGGATAGCGCTTTGTAGGTCGGTGGTGCCGTAAGGTACTACCAGGTCTTCCGATGGAATGAACTGGGAGACCGCACGGCCTAAATTTTGATCGTAATAAACCTTGCGGAAAGCACTTCCCGACAAGGGCAGATAAAACAGCAACTGATCGGTTTCGGGATCGTACTCCTGCATCACCTGGGTGATCTGGTAATTCATGTATTCCTTGACCCGACTGGCCTGCTGTTCCGAATCCGGGGTTTTAGCGCCGATAATCTGTGTTCTCACGGGACCGTTGGACGGCAGCAATTCCTTGTAAGCCTGCGCCTGAAACTGCGTCACCGATTCCGCCAACAACGGATGAGTAACGCCAGAGGCGCCAGCAAACGGTTGCGTGCGTTCTTCGTAGCGCATGCCCAAAAATTCCAAACCGTCGCGATACTGTTGTTCCCACTCCTTGCGCGAGGACTTGTCGCCCTGCACGTCGCCGAGACAGGTATTGAGAATCTTAGCGAGTTCCTGATCTTCCAGTTCCTCGGCTAAATTCTGATAAAATTCGCCTTCTTGTACTACGGGAGGTGTGGGTCCGACGAGAACGGAACCGTCCTCCATTTCTTCGATGTCAACTTCGCCTTCGCCAAAGATCTCTTCATCGGGAATACCGATTTCAATTTGCTTGTCGAGATTCTCGACGCCTAGCTCATCCGCCTCGTTGGGATAAATCGCTTTGTCTACATCCGATACCATTGCACTTCCTAAAATAATAAGCACTTATCCAGTTACGCCATTGCGTCACTGGAGCATATACGGTCTTAACTAAGGGCTTTGCCATAACCGCGTTTGGCCACTCCAACCCCACGGGGTTTAGCCTTGCGTGTACCCTTGTCCATGGTCTTAACGGCGGCGTAAGCTCTTTTGCCCGCAGCCTTCTCAGCGCCCTTGCTTTCGGCACGTCTGGATTTAAGGCTTTGGGTCTTCTTGCCAGGATGACGCACCCCGAGGGATTCGTCCAATTTGGCACTGTAACCTTGTTTTTTGGGCGTACCGCCCTTCTTCATACCACCGGGTCTTTGTCGCACATTAGTGGGTTCATCCGTATTAGTAGCCAGATAGGGTCGACCCACGGCTTTTGGTCTGGCCATAAAATTACTCAAAGCACCACTTTGCCTTTCCGCTGGGGTTAAAGCACGTGCCGCTCTCTTTTCGGGACGGTTGCGCAGTCCCAAATCATTGGTCGCGAAACCGCCAACGGCTTTCTTTTCTAAACGACTGATACGTTTCTTCAACTTAGCAGCTCTTTGCGTTTTGCCTTTGGTGGTGGCTTTGGCTTGACGTTTCTTTAAGCGTGCCACCCTTCTTTTTCTAACGGGTTTTTTAACGCCGGTCTTACTGAAGGCACCGCTCAGTGTCTTCTTGCGCTGCGTTTCCAACATCGTCGGTGTTTCGTCCTTGATGCGGACGTGATACTCGTTGCCCTTCCACTCAAAGGTCTTCGCCTTGGAGC